AATCTGGAACCAAAGAAGTTGAATCAGACATCAACACAGTAGATAAAAATGGTAGAGTAGTAGCAATTTTAGCCATTATAGTTTTTCCTTATTATTTGATATGTTTGAAGATTGCAGCGCGAGACTTTGCAAGTTCTACAGCTTCAGAATCTTTTACTTCGTTATGACCTTGTTCAGTGGTCAATTCCTGTGCGACAGTGCTTGCGGCAGCATCAACAATTGATTTAGCAGATTTCAATGCTTCGATTTGAACAGCAACAGCTTCTGCGTTTACTTTGTTCATGTCGTACATTGCTTTAGCTACGTTCTCAAATTTCTCGTCAGCTACCAAACCTTTCAGTTGTGCAGCAAACTCGTCAAACTTGGCTTTCTCCTCAGCAGCTTTAACAACATCTAGTTGAGATACCAACTCTGTTACTTTTGCTTCCAAAGATTTAACCAGATCAACTTGAGTTGCTAGTTCAGCTTCTTTTGCAGACAATGCTGATTTAGCAAGTTCTAGTTCTTCCATTTGTTTTTCCTTTGTGTGTAAATGCTCGGTCAGAGCGGTTTCAATTGATTGCTGCAACGCAACAATGTCGTTAAATGCAGACTTAGTGATATTTTCAACTTTGCCGTCATTCATTGATTTCATTAATTGGAATTGAGATACGCGAGATTCAATCCACTTAGTATGTTCTGCTTCCCAATCGTAATTTTCTTCAGAGTCTTTACGCTCTTTGTTAGCTTTGACATAAGCTTCATGCTCAGTTTCAAAACCTAACAACTTAGCTAATACTTCAGCATCGTCGCTCCACATATCGAAGAACTTACGTAGAAATTCTTCCATACTAAGAGTCAGCGTTACTTGCTCAAGAGCTTTTTTAATTTCAATAGTTTCTTCTGGAGCAGAAGCTTTGATTACTAAAGTTTTAAAGCCATTTGCGGCATGACCAAGATCAGCGCCAACTAAAGATACACAATGATCATCTTTGTTGAAGTCGAACTTCTTCAATACACGCTTTGCTTTTTGTTTAATAGTTTCTGACATTACTGTACCTCGTAACCTACAGCAGAGCATTCGATAGAGACACCAGTATATGTTCCATCTAGTACGCCTTGCCACAAGGTTTCATTATTAAATTTCCACCACTGTAACCAAGTACCTTTCTTGATGAATACACCTGATTCAGTTGTAAAGTCACAAGGAGCGGTATAGGATTGTTCAATGACTACATCATCGTTAGACAATAAACCCGCATGGTCAATACCTGCTTTACGACAAGCTACATTGAAATTAGCACAAGCTTCAGCAACATCTGAAGCACTATACCAGTCAGCATGTGCGTCACGAGTTAAACCATCATCATCTTGTGGTTCTAATACAACAAACATTGCACGTTGTTCTAAGGTGTCTACTGATTTAACTACTTGAACTACTTCAGGGGTGTCTGGTGTGGGGTTTGAATTATCGCCTACTAAACTATCTAAAAAGTCAAGTAGTTTCTCAAACATTAGTTCTTTATTCATTGTTATGCCTTGTTTGCGCTATTGACTTTAGTACCTTTACCACCCGTTTGAGTAGTTCCTGTACCACTAGTACCTTGACCTTCACCACCGCGACTAACATCGTTAGGATTAATCAAGCGTTCAAGTAATTCTTCTTCTGTCATATCTTCCAGCATGTCGGTACGTAAACCGCACTTCTGTAATACTTCAAGAATGAATTCTTTTTGGCGAGGTAAGAAGCCAACAGATGCAACACGTTGTACGGTTGAGCTATATACTTCAGGGTCAATATCATCTAACGCATTTAATTCAAACTGAGGAATATCATCTTCTTCAAGATACACTCTGTTAATTTCCATAATCTGTTTAACCAAATCATTTTGGACAACAGACTGGATAAACAGCATATGTTTTTCCATGAAGAAAGCATGTAAGCTTGTTTTAGCATCGGCTAAAGAGTAGCTACCAGAAGCATCATTACCTAAGTTAATAAAGCCAGCACCAAACACATCTAAAATTGCTTTCTTGCGATCATTGATTATTGTATCGGTGGATACTGAGTTACTGCCTTCAATACCAGTAACAGATACATCATATGTATATTTACCGTTACCGTTTTCACCTTGAGTATCGCTACCTAACATAATAAATGTTTGATCACCGTTATGTACTAAAGCAGCTTGTTGCTGCAACGCCATTAACGTAGCGTATTCATTAGATGTTTCGTCTTCCGCAGCTTTATTGATATGTTCAGTAGGTACACGTAATGTTAGGATACCGCCGATACCTTTACTAACACCAGTAACTTCCATAGCTTCAATTAATACTTTCTCTTTCCATGCTTTATAACAAGCATTCAATGGAGAAACACCAATAGGTGAACTATTCTTACTGTCCCAACTAAACAACATGAACTTATTACGTTTCATATAATCGTTAGGATTCATTGATACAGGTTTTATACTAGAGTATCCTATATTCAATGATTGTGCTTGGTATTGACGTAAACCAATTACTGTACGACTGTCATTATCAAACTTCCATTGTTCAACACTATGTTGTGAACGAGGAGCAAGCTTCTTTAGTTTCCAAGGATACTTAGCATACTTTTTAGAGAAGTTTGGTTCATATACTTTTTCAAGCCATGAGAAACCATACTGTAAATAAGTGAGGATGTTAATGCAACTTTCATACCACGTTACATCTTTAAGATTCTTCAAGTTCCAGTTGAGGTAATCACAGAATTCTTTAGCTTGTGGATTTTTAGAGTTGGTGGTAAACTTAGCCTTAGCTAGAGCTTTTGTAAGGAACGCTTCAGCAGTACCTAATGCAGCACCAACAGTTGCATCTTGTCGCATTTTCTCGTAACATACGAGATTGTATGGAGGAGTTAACTCCCTCCGCATTTCATTCTGAACCCAAGATCCCATAGCGCGAAGATTTGGCGTACCAACTTCACCTGTGCGAATTCTTGTAGATTCAACAGATGTGGATGCTTCAGCTTTAGTGATCTCGATTTGATCCGTATTATCGGACATTTCTTTCTCCGATTAAATTTACATATCAGCTAAAGCTATAGCTTTAACACTTGGAGGAGGTGCGGCAAATGCACCTAGTTTTGGTACTGTATATACTTTTACAGTATTGAGGTAATTAAATGCTGTACCTACAGCATCAACAAAATCATCATGTCTAGTTCTAGTAGATTTAGTAACACCGTCGAAGTTTTCACACTCTCTGTGAAAGTATTCTAATGTTTTTCTATCCCAACCAGACTCAACTATAAATACTAACCCATTCTGAACTGCTGTAAAGAAAGGTTCTGATTTCTTAATTTTACTAGCTGTTGAACTAGATATATCTTTCTTGGGTATTAATCCTTCAGACATAATGAATTTTGATAAATATTCAAATGCTGCTGCACCCCCTGCACCGTTGTCCTTTGGTATAACAATATGGACATCACTTCCATCTCGTTTACCTTGTGCTACGATACTGGCATCTCTATCGCCTGTACGCTTACGGTAATAATCACCGCTCATTAGATAGTAGTAACCATCTTTAGATTTAGCGACAAGAACACTTGCTGTAGCGTCACAACCGACCGTAGCGGGTGTATCATCAGCAGTTGATGCTAAGTCGTATCCACGAGCTAACATGCAACCTAGAGGTACTTGAGAGGCTTTCTTGAGGTCTTCACGCTTATAGAATATACCAGTATCATCGGTACTAGCCCAACAACCTTTCAAAAGCTGCTTACGCTTACCTTCTGGCATACTATCAAGCTTCTTACGATAGGAAGCATCTAATGTATCGAGTGCTACGTTATCGTCTAACGTTGCAGGAATGTATGTATATGTTTCAGGATCTTTATCCCAAGCATCTTTTAATTCTTGTTCATCCCAAGACGTATACAATACACCTTCTACTACAACGAAATATCTACGTTTACCAGATAATTCTTTTATAGGAAAGTCTTCTTCATCCAGATAAGGTTTAACCCATTCGTAAATGAAGCTGTTTGGATCGGGGTTGAGTGTACATCGAATAGATTTTGGAATACCAGACATCGAACGGTTACGAGAACGTATAATGTCGAATTGATAAGGGGAACGGTATTGAGCTTCTTCAAAGAAGGCACAGTTAATTTCTGTACCATACCAAGCGTCAGCGTCTTTATCTGTGCTTAAATACGAGAACGTAGTCCTTGCACCAGATGGGAATGTGATTGTTTTTTGTTGTTCGTTTATCTTTGCTTGACCGAGGAATCTACCGTTTGTGTCAACAAGATATGGCATGTACATACGTTTTGCATCAACCCAAAGACCTTTATCAATCTCTGTTGATGTTGTACGAAAGAATACGCTGAAATAAAGAGGATCGTGAATACCTAATAAATTTACGCAAAGCGCACCGTAGGTTTTACCGCCACCAGCTCCACCTCCGAAGAATACTATACTTTCTTTGGCATTGGCAAATTCTAATTGCTTAGGTTGAAGCTTAATCTCAGGTATATTCTGAACACTCTTTTTCCTAAGATTATGTTGTTTAGTCATTAATTCTCCTTTATTTAATATGCTTAATAAAACACATTAAAGAAAAGATTTAATAATATAAGATGGCAAAACCACTCCATGTGTGAATTGCCAAATTCTTTTAGACTATTTCAGTAGAGGAGATTACTGGAGGCCATTCATCTGAAATATATGAAACACCTTCGCCGTAGCCAGTGCTTAAACCCCAATCTTGTTCACGCATAACATTCTCCTTTAATTACTTAGCTGCTGGTTTACGCCCACGTTTAGGTGCAACATCAGCCACTTCGTTTGTAGCATCATTAACTACATTATCAAGTGTAGCAGATTCTTTTTCTGCTTGCAATACTAATTCATCAGAAGCTTCATACGCAATTGCAAAGAATGGTGTACGAATTGAGTTATAACGTAAGCTAATTTTATCTAATTGAGAAGCAGCAGCTTCGGCTTCTTCTAATGTAAATTTACCAGCCTTAGCAGCATTGAATGTTAAATCAAGTAATGTGCGACCGTCAACTACGTTTTGTTCTTCACCACCGATCATCAACTTCATGTTCAATCGAGTAGCTACAAGCAAACGACAATAAGATGACCAACCAGCTTCAACTGTTGCCAAGTTACTACCTTGCTCAATAATACCTTTGAAATAACTACGGACACCGCCGTATGTTAAGTTTACTAATTTCATTTATAATTCCTTATGTGATTCTTCTGTGCGGGGAGAAGAAATCTCCATGAAGTGGAGAGGTGCAGAGGAGAAGCTGCCTTCATGGAGATGAGGGAGAAGTATACTAACGTATACAATGTAGTTTTAGTTATTAGTTTGTTGCAGAACCAAACGTAACAATAACGTTCTGGAATGTAGAATCTTCTTCAGAATCTTCATCACGTTGTTGCTGTGCTTTCAGCTTACGCTGTTCTTCGTCTTTGATAGCTTGGATTTCAACCTTGTCATTGTGCATAACAAGTTGATAGTATTTATCAGCAATAAACACATAACATTTGAAAGCGTGATTCACATTACCTTTGGCTAATTCGTCATCTGCCATCTTCTTGATGGCTTTAAGTGATGCTAGCCCACTAGATAATAACATTGTTTCTAATGTTGCTTTACTATGCCGATGTTTAGTGCCTTTGCCGCTGCCTTTAGGTCTTCCGCGTAAATTTAAACTATGGCCTTTCTTAATTGTTCCATCAGGATTTCTACGATCATCCATTGGAGTTACATCAGACATATGCTGTCCTTAATTCTTTACATATAATACAATCTACAGGGATATTAACACCATGTATTCCATTTGTCAATAGGTGGTGTATTGAAAATGTTAGAGATTTTCATCATATGAAGGTAGGTTACTAATCGAAGTTGACTCAGTAAATGCTTGATGCTCAAATTCATATTGATATGAATGATCTTTAGATTTGTGCAAACAAGTGTTACATAGAGCAACTAATTCTGGGGAGTGTGGGTAGGTTCTGGTTGTTTCTGAACCAGCCAAGGTTCTATCACAAGCAATACAGTGGAAGACCATACCCGTTAATATACGGGATGAAGACATGATGAAAATCCTAAGAGTTGGTTGGTAAAATGAAAGAATAGCATGACATTATGATTTGTCAATAGCTAAATGAAAATAAATTTGGTAGACCCACGAGGATTTGAACCTACGTACCTTTCCCTTATGAGGGGACTGCTCATACCAAATGAGCTTTGAGTCTAGTATTAAGAAATACCCCTCTATTCGAGGGGATATTATTACAATGTAGCTAGAAAACAAACTACGATTGCTCAGACTTGTAATGAGTCGTGTTCGTGGATACCACTAAACATACTTAGCTAACTACGAGAACCCCCATAGTTATCCATTTGCAACTGGTGCTTTGTATTCAACTCATTAGTTTGATGTTTACGGTGGAGTCGAACCACGAATATCTACCCAAGATTTAAGATGGAATTGAACCATCAAACTGTATGCCTACAGTGCGCCATGCTATAAACATCAAACTAATGAACTAAAATAAGTGGGGATAAACATTTCTGTTACACCCCTTATCTTTCCAGTGGAAAAACCTTACATCCTCACAAGACAAATAATACCACAGATTTATATATTGTCAAGTATTATTTTAAAATATTTTTATTCATATTGCTTATCCTCTGATAACTTCAAGTAACCTTTGTTAGCTAACCCATGTGCAATATCGTGCGAAATTCCACGAGAAATATCAGAACTATGATAAATGTAATCTGCTACATCTCTAATTAAGTTCTTCTTTTCAATGTAAGTATTACGATCCAATGGATAGAAATATTGATAATAACCTAACGTACCAAGATTAGGACTAAATCTTTCGTCAATCACTCTACATACACATATGTCACACATACCATTGTTTGTATGCTCAAGGATCTTAACTTTAAGAACTTTATCTTCAGAATTGCATGTAAGTACAATCTCACCTACTGGTGGTAAATTCACCATCTCTTGATTATGATAATCATACCAATTTGTCATTTGTTGCTCTCCTCTTTTCTGGCGATGTAGTTAAGTAAGTTTAAAGATTTATCATTCTCAACTAACTGTGCATATGTGGTGAATATAAAACCACAACTACTACACATGGTGTTCAAGGTATCAAGGGATTTACATTGTCCATATACAGTCACATCTTCTGTTATTACTAACAGTTCAAGATCGGATTGGTTACAATGTGGACATCGAGTTATTGTCATTATATTCTCCTATTTATTTGAATACTTGGCATGTAATCGTTCATACTCAGCACGTTCATTTTCTTCCTTCTCCAGACGAGATTTCTCTACCCGTTGTTGGTACTCTAATTCCTTTTGCTTTACCTGTTCTAAACAGTATTTACGAAGCTCTTGTAATTTAGCATCAATATTTTCTGGGAATTTAACTAGCCCGCTAATTCCACTCCAATCATATCCACACTTATGCACTTGAATAAATAAATTACCTTTTGATACTACTAACCCGTCTGCATAAAAAGATTGCTCAATATCACCTAACTCCAATGTAATATCAAATTCTTCTTGCAGCTTGTACATCTCATCAAGATAATGATCTGCTAAGTTTTCTAATCGTTGGTGTTCTGCAATAAAGTCTTTCATGGTTATCTCCTCTGTAAAAAACTAAACAAATACTAGCACTAGGTCTTTTAGGTGTCAACAGGTTTTTATTGATTCTCTAGATCTTTCTTTTTTATTATTTCTTTTCCTTATTATCTAATCTCTTTATTATATAGTGTAGCCATTGCGCACAGGTCAAGTGTCGTATTGGAGACAGGTAGTTGTCGTTAATACGGACAGGTAACTTCTCTGTAAGCTTACTAAAACGGTTCATCATCATTAAACCAAGTAGTATTTACTTGTGGTAAAGGTACTTGTTTTTTAGGTTCCTTGTGTGCTTGTTTCTTTGTCTGTTTAGTTATTACACCATTAGGTGTTAATATATCCATTACAGTGTACACGTTTGTCTGATTGGCTTTATCAGACCCTAAACCATGTCGTTCTTGTCTAATCACAAAACCTAAGTTAACAAGTTTGTTGATTGACTCTATCACTTTAGATCTACTAATACCGATAGCTTCACTGATAGTGGTATTTGATTCATGAAACGTGTTACCTTGTAGTTTAAAAAACTGATACCTAAATTTCATGTAAGCAAAGACTTTCAGTGAGTAAGTGTCTATCTCAGAATGTAACAAAACTTCCATAGGGATCTGCACGTTGTAGTGAGGAAGTATTGCTTCGTTCTTATATGTCATTCTTCACCTCCCTTGGTAGTTAGAATTGACAATCACTCTATACCATCTAGTTTACCTTGTCAACATCAAAATATCTATTGACAACACCTTCTCATGTGTGTAATATGGTCAACATTGATAACGCAGAGGAGAATACCATGAATGATTGCAAAACGAACATCGACGAACACTCAATCCTAGATCTATTGACATTAACTCGGATGTATGTCAACATTCCATACAATGCGATCTTTGAGTTTGTAGCTGTAGAGTCTAGTCGTAATCTGGATTTCTTTGATAAGAACATTATTGACCGAATGTATGATAAATTTAAAGATGAACGGTTAGTGATGAACATACTATTAGCTGTTCGTGCAGACTTGTTAGAAATTAACATCGTGAATGCTGATTATAACTCGTAGGAGCGTTGTAGAGACTACATAATGGGCGTACCTAAGCAAAGGCACTGCTTATAGATAATAACAGCGTATAGACGCTTGGAGGAAGTATAAATGAACAAAGAACAACAACATTCACCTAAATATTGGGTAGTACATAACAAACACAATGACGATATTTTGGTTAACACTTTAAGTAAGACTAAAATTAAAGCGGTTGATCGCTTCCTTGATTATTATGCTTATGACATAGTTGGTGTCATGTCGGACGACGAGTTAGAAGATTGGTGGGAAACCCAAACAGAGTTTGTTTGTAACTTAATTGAAGTTAAATTAGTGGAGGCATAAATGCAAGAAGATTACAAACCATATATTCAAAATCGTATCTACGTGTCAGTTGGTGATAAGTTATACGAACGTCAAGTAGTGTGTGCAGCTAACCGCTACGGAGACTTGATTGTGTTAGGTGTGCGTCATCACTGTCCTATTATGAATAAAACTTTGGATCTGTTAGGTATTGACGGATTTACAAAAGAACAAGGCTTCGTAGACCAATGGGGTAACTACATGGATCGAGTAGAAGCCTTGGAAGTATTAAAAGCTAATGGGAGATTTATTAGAAATGAAGAATTTCTTGATGAATTATATAGTGAAAACCTTTATTAAAGATGGAGAGGTTTAAATGACTAAATCAGAGATAGATTTACAGAAGTTGGAAAACAAGTTAGTCTCGTTGGTGGTCTATTTTAAAAGTAGACTACCAGATACACACGATACACTCGCTATTAAAATGGCAATCAGACACGCAGAACGTGCAGGATGGTTTAAAGAACTTTCAGACCAAGATTTAATAGCACTACCTACGGTTAAATTACATTTAAATAAACGTAAAGAATTATAGAGGGAGTATGAAAAAAGTACAGATATGCTATCACATTTATCGTTGTCATCCAGAGACATGCTGTCATGATAATCATAATTCTTGGTGGGTGTATGATCTAAAATCAATGGATGTAATTGATAAATTTGAATCTAAGAATAAAGCTATTGATTTCTGTGACACAAATGATTTAGAATTTACAATTAAGCTTCCAAATTGGAGTGAATATGGCTATTAAAATTATAGATCCTAAAGGTTTCCATAAATATATGGATCACATTGACGCCACTGACGATAAAATTGAAGAATTAAGGTCACAGTTAAAAAGCTTAGAAGAATACCGTAAAGATTTATTTGCAAGGAAAGAGGAGTGTGTAATTCACTACCTAGATGAACCAACATATTCACATTCAATGGAGATGATTGATAAATTTATAACAGACACAGGGTTCGATGGTCTTTGGGACTTTGATAAATTTTGGGATAGATATGCTTATTTTGACGATGCTAAAGGATGGGATTGTGGTATTTACAATCTAAATGTAGTGTACTATGCTGAAGTAGAAATGCGGTATAAAGACTTAAAACGTGAGGGGAAATTATGAGCGGTGCTGAAATATTTTTTACTATTTTATTTTCGTTAGTAGTTGTTGGTTTGTTACTTGTAGTTGTTAAATTAATTAAGTATGTGTTTAGACAAATTAAATTATCATTTACAAAACCGTGGGAAGATAAATCTAAAGATGTATTAAGGGTTGAATTTAATAATAAGGACATATTAGATAATTGGATTTCCGTATATTACAGAGTAAATAACGTGTGGTATAAAGGTTCTAATTCTTGTTATATTGATAAATCTTGGGATGAATGTAAAATGGGTGAACCTGTAGGGACATTACTTACATTAATACTTGAAGATTATCAAAATTTTAATTATGTAAAAGGTGAGACAAATTTTAGTCATAGTAAATTGGACATTTATGTAGAGGATAAAAACCTTCTACATATGTTCGGACACAGTATAAGTGTTAGCCATTTAGAGTCTACCGCAATTATTAGTTTCCTAGACGGCATTGCAACAGACAAAGAAACTAAAGCGGCGGAACTTAAAAAACAACAATTAGCTGAAATCAGAGAAAAGAATACTGAAATAGTTATAGATGAAATCAACAAATATTTGGAGGATAAGGAATGAAATTAAAAGCTGGAATACCATTAACCACAAAGAATCCACAGGAACACACTAATGCTGTGGTATATAAAGTGATAGAAGGTGAACATCGGAATGTCATATGGGTAATTTCAGACTTCGGTAATATTATGAAGTTTCCATCTGAAGAAGATGCGCTTCAGCGATATGTTGTTAGTCGCACATATGAAAGAGAAGTATATTATGCTGGAGAATTAGATCTAGGGCAGGAATGGTTGGATGGTCAATTTGATATTCGTGGTAGATTGCGAAATCAGATTGAATTGTTAACAGAAGCATTGGGAGATTTGGAATAATGAAAGACAATCACGAATTAATCAACCAAGACAGTGGAAACACAGAATGGTACACCCCAAAAGAAATTATCGAGGCTGCTAGAGCGTGTCTTGGTAAGATCGACTTAGATCCTTTTAGTTGTGATGTAGCTAATAAAACAGTTAAGGCTACTGACATCTACACTAAAGAAGATGATGGATTTGAACAACAATGGTTCGGTAAGGTTTGGTGTAATCACCCATTCAGTCGTGAAAACAATAAACGTATTGCTATGAAAGCTGTAAATGAATATCATGGTAATAATTGTGAGATTGTTATGATTACCTTTGCTGCTACTAGTGAAGCTTGGTTCAAACCTTTATTATATCGTCCACAATGTTATCTACATGGTCGCACAAACTACTATGACCAGAACGGCAATAAGGTTAAAGGTGTCACTAAAGGTAGTGTTGTTACATATTTCGGGGATGATGATGAAAGTTTCTACCAAGCATTTAAACATTTAGGTACGATAAAAGTACCGTATCTGAGCGAAGGAGAATAACATGCACGACCATTTATATAGTTATGATAAAATTTATAAGTATGAAATTGTTGTCGAACCTATTCCAAATTCAACAAAGTACAAAGGTTATGTTTATCTAGATTTATACGAGAAAGCTGTATACATTTCAGGTGAGTTCAGTGACCCAGAAGCATTAAGAGATTTATTAATCACCAATGTTACTAATTACCTTGATAATTTTGGAGCTATCCCTATTGACAAATAGGGATTCAATGATAGTATTAATACTTAAATTAATTAGGAGAGAATTATGAGCGATATTCAAGAAAAACTCATCGAGTTATTTCAACTTGATGGTAGCGCAAGTGTTGCAGAATACTTAGCTGAGTATACTGATAGTACAAAACAACTATGTACTACCGATGAACAACGTGATCTTGTTGAAGAATACAGTCGAGAGTTATACACTAACTTTAAAATGGATACAGCAAAATATCCGATTGTAGCAAGATTGGAAGAAGCTTTATTAATGAATATGTCTGAAGATACTATTAAAGAACTTCTTCGCGTCATCAATAGCCCTGACTACATCAAGTTGTATGAGTGCCTAGCTATTGTGTTAGATGAATTTAAATACGGTCTGGATGATATTGATAGTGTTATCGACATCGAACCAGTAGAACGTGAAACACGAATCTTAATGTAAGGAGAATGTTATGAAATTTAAATTTGAAACAGGTGCTGTATACATGGCAATGGAAAAATTCATTGCAGAATATAAAGATGACTGTACACCTATTGGATATATGGAATATGACCATATTTTTGCAATTTATGAGACATTGACACGCTCACCAGTCAAACCCGCTAGTGTATTATTGGATGATCGTGAATTCTCATTGTTGGAGTATTTCTTATAATGTGGTATCAGCATCTGAAAGTTACTTTAGCATTTGTATTTCTAACTCTAGGACTATTATTATTAATACCTGTATCAATCCTTACAGGTAATTATAGTAAAGTTAGTCTGAATGATACAATTGATTTATATAAAGATATTGCTAATGATATTTATAGCAAATAGGGAGTAATGTATGTATAAAGCAGAAGTATGGGATTATTCAGAACATGAAGAATTACTAGAAGTTCTAATTAGCAAACTCAGGGAGAACAAAAAATTAGTTGTATTATTTGACCCAGATTTCCCAACAGGGCGAGGTGTCTTCCATTTAGGCGGTGAATCTGAATTAAATATTGAAGAAGCCAAGACTCTAGCGAAAACCTTGAATAATTTTCACTATAATACGGAGATTTAATAATGGAACATGGTGTAGGTCGTGTGAAACGTACTCGTCGTACAAAAGATGATGTACGTGTGGATAAAGTTAATACTGGTACTCGTGAAATTAAAGAGAAATTCTTAGAAGAACGTAAGGCAATTAAACCTGTTCAAGCCAAGAATGATTTCCAGAAAGCAGTATTACGTGCATTAGCAACAAAACAAGTAGTTGTGATCTCTGCCCCTGCGGGTGTAGGTAAAAGTTTCCTAACAATGTCTGCTGCATCAGATGACTTAGTGAAAGGTATTGTTGATAAACTTTTCTTAGCCCGACCAGCCGTTGGTATGGGTAACAGCTTAGGTATGCTCAAAGGTACGTTACGCGAGAAGTACGAGCCTTACCTTATGCCTCTAATCGAAGTGTTAGTTGACCGTCATGGTCGAGGTGTATATGAGTCTGGTTTGAATACCGGAAGTATTGAGTTAATCCCTTTTGAATATCTTCGTGGACGTAATCTTTCTGGTTGGGCTATTGTAGACGAAGTACAATGTTGTAGTTCTGAAGAAATCTACTCCGTATTAACTCGTATCACGGAAGGTGGTAAGCTTGTTTTACTTGGTGATAAAACTCAATCGGACTTGAAAGGTATTGATGGTATGTCATGGTTGCATGATTTTGTTGAACGTCATAATCTTCACGACACTGTAGAATTTATTGAAGGTACTTCTGACGATATTGTTCGTTCTGGTTTCGTTAAAGCTATTGTTAAAGCTAAAGAACAAGATACAGGTATTTATACCAACAAATGGAAGGAGAAAGCTAATGAGTAATAAAAAAGATTACGTATATGTAACTCCAGTGGCTTCAGAATACCGTTATTACTTGGACGATAGTGTTAGTGATCCACAAGACTACCACGAACTCTTTGAGCTTCTATCTTCTGCTGGTGAAAATGATATGGTACGTATTATCATTAGTAATTTTGGTGGTAGTTTGGTTACTTGTATTGCTATTATAAATGCTATCCGTTCATCTAAGGCATTAACCGTTGGTGTGTTAGCCTCTGTTGCTTATAGTGCTGGTGGTGCTATCTGGTTGTCTTGTGAAGCACAAGAAGTACAACAGCATGTTGGATTTATGGCACATGACGCTCAAGGCGGGTCGTTTGGTTCTCTATTCCAACAGAAGCAATCAATTGCGCACGAGATGGAAATTCTACGATCACTATACTCAGATGTATACGAAGGTTTCTTAACAGAAGAAGAAATCGAGTTAGTGCTGAAGAATGGTGATATGTGGCTAACTGAGAAAGACATCTGTGATCGATTAGATAACAGAGTGAAATACTTTGAAGCCAAGCAGAAAGAATCTCAAACCAAAGCATTCAATCTAGAAGGTTTAGATGAACTGTACGAAGAAGTATTGACAAGAGAACAACTGTTAAAATTAACTAAAGCAGAACTAGCCTCTTACGTATTAGGGGAGATCGCTGTAGATGTTGATGATAATGGAAAATTAATTATCACTAAACTTGATAATCCTGTTGACAACGTAGAATCGGTATAGTAGTATTAGCCTCAGTCGAAAGATTGGGGCTTTTTTATTTTAGGAGGGTGTGTGAAAACTATAGCAGTAATATGTAACAACAAACAAGAATGGCGACATTTCGTAGAGACTTTACAATTTACATTATCTAAAGACAATAAACCTTATAAGGTAGTAGCAGAAGCTATTGTTGACATAGATAAAAAGGTCAAGTATATTCTTGTACCCAATCATTATAGTGGTATCAATAACATGAGAGGGTATGTTATCTCTGAGTATATTACTATGGCTAGTATTGTGGATAATGGTGTGTTTGATTATTTAATGAATAATTTAAGGAGTGTTGTATGAGTTTAGATTTAGTTATTGACGAAAAGTATCGTAATTTTATTACTTGGGATGAGAAAACTGGTTATACTGTGTGGGATGAGACACAAGCGTATGAAGTAGGTACTACTTTTTATCCCAAAGTAGCAGAAGCTATGATGGATGCTTATGGTACTTATTATTTAGATCCACAATTTGAGGAGAATGTATGAGTGAAATATGTTGGTATCATGTGCCAGAGGATGCTGAATTTTACGCAGACGGTTATTTCAGAAAAAATGTAAGTGACCACGTTGAATTTTTAGACGACATAGGTGGTTGGCGAATCAGTGCTTATAGTTTTGCCGAACTAGCGTCTGCACCAGATTTTGAACTTCGCCCCGTATGTACCCCTGAAGCTACACCGGATGTTACCACGGAAGATGATAGTTCAAAATGGACAGCAGTACATTATGACAATTATTACCAATTAACTGAAGCTGATATTAAAGCTGGTAAAGTTAAGATCGATGCTTATTTTGTTAATAAGATGTGGAAACTTAATCAGAAAGATGATACCGGTGGTTTGTTTCACTCATTAAAAACTATTGCTAGATTTGGAGAAAAGAACACCATTGAGCGTGAGCTTAAAGCTTTGTATAATCAAACCAAGCGAATGGCAGAATTATACGGAGTAAAGTTATAATGATACTACAATTAATATTAACTACAGCAGCATTCGCCATATCCACTGGTTTGAAAACGATGCAATCACGCACGATTGCTGTACGTAATTATAAAGCTATTCCAATAATCAGCTATTTGATTGCGCTCTTAGAACTTAGTGTATACACAAGTACAATAGGTAATGCTGTAGTTACTAATTCTGTATGGCCTATATTTGTATTAGCAATTGGTGCAAGTATTGGTGCGTTAGGTGGAGTATATGTAGCTGACGCTATCAGTAATAAAGGAGACAAACCATGAGCCATTATTCTGAAATGAGAGAACATATAATAACTATCCCTAACCAAGATACAGTACCGCAAAGTCAATATGACCAGATGGTATATGAGCGTAATCAATTATTATCATTGTTATTGAAGTATATGACATTAGATGATATATTGAAAGAAATAACTAGCCAGCGATAAGCTGGCTTTTTCGTAACTAAATTTAATTACATATCAGAAAGTAATTGACACGTATTACCAACCTGATATACTAGACAAATCAAAACGACATAGGAGATGTACATATGGCTAAGAAAATCATTGAGAGTATCATTGTGAGTTATGAAGATTTTGTGGATATGGATTTTAATCCGCCAAGTAAGTATTATATTCGTAACCCAAATGGTGATTACGAGTTTTTGAAAGGTAATAAACGTGAAGTTGTACAATCGTATTTCGATGATAAATACGGTGTTGGTAAATTCTCGGTGAGGAGTGTGTAATGAGTAAACATTATTTTATTGGTGATACGCATTTTGGACATAGTAATATTCATTTGAAGTTTCGTAAGGAATTCTCATCACAAGAGGAACACAATGAAACAATCCATCAGAATATAATGAACGCTGGTGACAAGTGCGATTGTTTATGGTTACTAGGTGATATATTCTTTAAGGAAAGTGAATTCTGGCGACTGAAAGAATATGCACGTAAGTATCAACGAGTATATTACGTGTTAGGTAATCATGATAAATTATCTGTAGTAAAATATGCACTACAGTTTAAGAATGTTACTATTATGGGTGTAGAACAGCGATGGGGTTTATGGTTAACTCACGTACCTGTACCGGATTATGAATTATATCGCGGTAATTGTATTCATGGTCACTTACATAACAAAGTTGTAGAACGTAAAGTATTTGAGTATGGTAATTTTATCGGATCTCAAACTGATGAGAGATATTTCTGTGTATCTTGTGAGCAAGTAGATTACAAACCAATTAGCCTAAACCAGATTAAAGAAATTAGAGGGTGGAAATGAATCTAGATCATCTAGCTAGAGAATCATACAAAGATAATCCATCTAGTGTAATATATTGGCTAATAATGTCTAGTTACCTATACTACATTAGGATGGAATCCGTCCTGTCAGATGAAACCTTTGATAAAATGGCTAAGTTAGCTTTAGATAAAAATATTAAACATAGTAAGTTGCAATATTTAGTGAATGACGATAGACTTCGTGCAGGTAGTTTCTTCGACGTAAAGCCAACAGAATACCCAGACTTTATTATCGAAGATGCAGAGAAATTATTGAGATATGGTACTTGGTACGGGAGAGAAATTAATGCGTAATGTTTGGGATAGTTATGATAATTGGAAAACTACGGATGTGGAAGGTCAACGAGCTTGGACAGAATCATACCTCTTTGATTGGACACTATCAATGGTGCGAGAGGACTTCCCAGATGAGGAAGATGAACAATATTTAGAGTGGTTAGCTCAATCAAGAATTGATAGTGGTTATTATGACAATACACCATTCTGATGTCATTTATTTGTGGATATTAATGGCTGTATTAGTAGGATCGCTTGAACACGAGTTATCCTTATACAGAGAAAGTTTAAAAATGTATTGGGTATATATTGCTATCAATCTGATTGTCTGGTATATTACAATAATTGAGTTTGTTATTAATTACAAATTGAGGAGAAAGAAATGAATTTAGAATTTAAGGTGAATGGTAGTAAAGAATTTTACACTATAACTAAAAGTGATCACTATGGTTACACTTTGACACACCATAAGCCAGCGGTCAAAGAAGATGCTAAAAAAGAGTTCTCACAAAGCACTTTATTCTATGCTAATTTAGACCAGATCGCAGAGAAGCTTTCTTGGATTAACTTAGAAGGTAATAATCTCAATGAGGTTATTGCTTCATTAAATAACACAGCAAAAAATATTGCTAATACTTTAAAGAAGGTGAACGTATGACCAAACGCATTTTTGTAGATATTGAGTTTGATTCTCTAAATGAGTTAGTACGTGATGATTTGATTGAGCAATTTGATAATCACGAAGATGGTGATATTGAATTACAAAACGCATTAGCTCGTGTAATCAGACATTATTCTACAGATAAACAATGGAAAGCTTTCCAGAAGAAGCGTGAGGTGTAGTATGGTAATCAAATACGTACTTCTAGATTTAGAATCTGGCGAGTATTTCACTTGTTATTGGGATGAATATGAAATTGATGAGATACAATATAGTGAATTAGTTGCTTACACAGAAAGTGAAATGTGTGGTGCTACAGAATTATTTACATACAAAGATGCTGAATACTATAAACACTGTATCAGTGCTGAGTTTGGATATGATGTAGAGATTGTGAGGATTGAAGAATGAATAAAATCTACACAGGTATTGGGAGCAGGGAAGTTCCTGAAAATGTATTTGAAGCTATGTCTACTGAAGCTTATCACCTAGCGGGTAAAGGTTACACGCTTCGTTCAGGTGGTGCTAAAGGTAGCGACTCGGCTTTCCAATGGGGACATGAGTATTATTACAGTGATGTTAATGCGTTAATCACCAACCAAGAGATTTACATTCCTTGGGTGAACTTTAAGATTGAAGAATACCTAAGTACAAGTAGTAATATAATCCCTCAACACCTAAATACAGCATGTATGGAAATTGCAGCCAGTGTTCATCCACATTGGGATAGGTGTTCTGCTGGCGCTAAGAAGCTACACGCTAGAAATGTTTGTCAAATTCTAGGGGATGGTTTATTCCTACCATCAGACTTTGTGTTATTCTATGCTAAAGAAGTTAATGGTGTTGTGCAAGGTGGTACAGCTACCGCAGTGAATATTGCACGTAAGTTTAACGTACCAACAATCAATATGTTTTATCCAGATTGGTCAGATAAATTAGAGGAGCTTGGATTATGAACGAACAAGAGATAGAAACCAAGATAGAACTAACTAGGTGGTTGTTCAACAACACACGAAGTATTTCATATCAAGATTTATTAGATGCTCAAGAACATAATGACTTCAACTTTGTTACTGAAACGCTGTATAAATACTTAGAGGAGCATGATTTATTATGAAATCACACGAACTAGCACAATTACTATTATCTCTCCCAGACATGGAATTAGGTATTATCCATTACGATGGTGAATTTGACCTTAAATGGGTTAATCTGGTTGATGGAGTTGAAACAAACAAAGTTAAAGTGGATGGTGAGAAAATCTTAGTGTTAGCGCAAGGTGAGCGATATATTCAAGATAAACAATTCAACCCTAACGATGATTTTGATTTGTTGGAGATTGAATTCTTGTTAGAGGATAAAGAAAACTACTGGCGAGTGAATGAAGATTGTCTAACTAATCAGTTGTATGCTTTATTTCAAGGTAAACAGAAGTATGGACAATATCACATACCAGAAGATACATTAGTTAAGTTAACACTTGGGTATGACCCAGATACGTGGGAACCTAAAGTAATGTTTGCGTCTATTGACAGTGCTAAGGAATTCATCCTACAACACTTCAAGTTAGAAATTGAAGATAATGAGTGGTACTGGTTGGAGGCTAAGGGTGAATAAATTACACAGTTTCCAACTATTCAACAAACTAATAGCTTTCAAAATCTCTAATGACTTTGATGGATGGGACGTAGGTATGTTCTCATGTAAGTGTATAGAGAATGCGGAAGGTCGTAAAGCATTGCGTCTTGTTGTTTGGAGACTAGCTTTATTTATTCAATACAAATAATCTATTGACAACAGGATCGCTTTCGGGTATCCTGTTGTTATTGTTTTAACAGAGGAGAGAAATTATGAACGCAAATACACCAACACAGCCGTTTCAAGAATTATTACCACCAGAAGGTGTAATCACTAGCTGGATAAACCACAAAGGATTAACTAAACGAGAAGAATTATCTGCTCGATTTGGTGCAGCATTATTACCTGTGTATTTGGATACAGTATTACAATATGAATCCTCTGAAGCTATGGTACGTTGTTGGGCGGAATCAAGCGTAGAATTTGCTGATGCTTTGATTAAGCAGTGGGAGAAATAATATGCAATTAATCACAATGTTAAATGATTTTGAAGCTGTAACATCTGGTGATGTTATGATCATCCAATTACCATCAAGTCGTAAATGGGATATTGATGGTAAACGTATTGAAACATCTTACGTGAAAGGAACACAAGTATCAGTAGCCAAGGATGCTGTTATTAGCACAGTAACATCACCACAACGGGTGCTAAAATATTACGTAAATGGTTGGTCATCAGAAATCTCTATTGAACGTATGAATGCGTATCGTGCCGATTTTGATTATGGTGATAACTACCCAGATTTAGAAACAGAGTTTGAACACCGTAAACTTCTAGCTGAGTTAGACAAGTTTACCCCTGTCTATGAAGAAACTCCTGAAGTTTTAATCCCAATCGAATACAAAGTGATTGGTGAGTTCACAGATACAGGTAGTGACTATATTGAGACAGCATTGACATACGGTAAAGGTAGATTCTATAATAATGAGATGTCTTTCTTTAAACTTAATGTCACTGGATTATTAGGTAACGAATTACAGAAGTTTGCTAAAGAGAAAGGGTTGACATTCTCTAATTCTACACACTCAGGGTATCGTTATGCACAAATCAACGGAGTGTATGTATCAGAGAAAGCTTGGGAAACTCGTTTACAAGAAGGTAGTACACAATATCACCCAACATTGTCATCAGCAATCGGTGCTGAACAAACATTAGTTGGTGAATTACGCCAGATGTTGAATGCTAAATTCAATTATAGTAAACTAGGTGTGTTGTTGATTAATGAAATCTATGGTGATTTGCGCCGCATCAAAGGGTATGTTCAAGAACTAGAAGTAAAGGTTAAATCTGATAACACTAAACGTTTAGCTATTAGGGCTATTGATGAATTGCAGATTAAATTAGGAGAGAATAAATGAAACAGTTACTAATTGTAGCACTAGCAACTGCATTGACAGGTTGTTTCTATCAAGTTGCAAACACTACAGACTTACGGAAAACTGTGTATTTTTGTAAAGGAGTGGAAAATATTGATGAACTACAAATTAATGCCGATGGTATTGAAGATGTTACTTGTATAGATGGTAGTAGAGAGCGGCTTGATGCTGTTAACCTACCCATAGGAGAGAATAAATGATTATTTTAGGTTGGATTGGGTTCTTTTTATTGTTTATAAGCATACTAGGAATATTATCTAAGCACCCTCATGAAACATTTCTTGAAAGCTGTGCTGGTGTGATACTTGCTATGCTGACGGCTATTGCTATAGTTGGTGGCGCTATTGGAATAGGTTATTTGGTAATATCTCTCCTTATAGCCACTTTTGGAGATGTTACTGTAGACTCTCCTCGCCCTACAGTACTACAATGTAACGGTGTAGTTGTAGCAGAGTCTATTAATGGTTTTTATTATGAAGATAAAGGTAATGCTTATAGAGATTACCGCAACAATCTCACATATACACCACGACAAGGTGAAGTGTGTAAGGAATTATTGAAGGAGATTAAATAATGAGTATTATATGGGTTATTGCCATACTCTTGGTATCAGGTATATGGGGTTCTGTCGCTGCGATTGTTGTAGGTAATCGTAAAGGTAATCAAGATTTAGTAATTATCGGTTTTAAGTTTTGGTCATTCTTTATATTAGCATCAATATTATGGTGTCTAGGGTTAGCTTCTCAATTAATAGGGTTGGTGTAATGACAGAACAAGAATTTGATCAAGCAGTGGGTGAAGTATTCAAGAATACACATGGTGCAGACATCCCCTATATAAGCACTGAGCGTTATGATGGTATGATGATTGATGGTTATATCAGATATGAAGATTTAATCAAACTTGGTGAAGTTGTTAAACAATATGTGGAGAGTAAATAATGGAATTATTGATTGCGTATTTAGTAACTATTGTGTTAGCTATATCCCTATCATTATATGATGACTTGCAGTACATTGGAGAACTAACAGTGAGACTTATCCTCACCACAATATTTGTAGCGATTATACCACTGTTTAATTTAGCACTTATTATAGTTAGTGGTTATAGGATTGTTCAGCGTAAGTTAGTACCGAACTATAACATTATATCGGACATATTAGACACTGTTGTTTATCGGAGGAAAGAATAATGGCTACATCAAGTTTTGATAATAAATTTATCATTGAAGATGGGGGATCTTTGAATCAGTTTGTTAAGGATTTGTGTTCACCAGAAAATATTGGTGAGGTTCCTGAAGAACAGTTAGAAGCTTTCCAGAAATGGTGCGTAGAGTTGGAAATTGTTAATAGAGGTTTTCATTACTATGATGGTAATTTAGGTAGTAGTACAGGATACGATTGTTGGTATGGATACTTTGAATCTAGTTATACACCATTAGAAGCACTTAAAGAAGATGCTAATCATTATTGATTTAGAATAATCATTTGACATGGATGTCATTGCTTGTTATTATGCACATGGTAAA